TTCTTATTGCCAATTCCATAGATCACTCCAAAGGTAATCGCTTTCGCCATTTGCCGATAGAACTTAAAATCATTGCTATCTTCCGTCACTGCAAAGGCTAACTTAGCAGCCTCCCCATGAAAATCGACATCGGCCTTATTGAGAAGTTCTCTAATCTCATCATTCTCAAAATAACTGAGGAAGACTCTTACTTCCATCTGTGAATAATCGAAGCTGACAAAGTACATATCAGAACGAGGTTTGAACATTCGCCTAATGGCGATCTGTGACTCATCTTCTTCAGAGTAGGACTCGTCCCCCATGAAACCCCACGTATCTAGAACTTCACTACTTAACTCAACTGAAGCCACTCCTCCTTTTGCCGCCACGATTGCATTGATTTTTTGCCTCGTCTCCTCCTGCTCAGTTTCGTTCAGTACCTTGTCAGCCAATTTAAAATGGTTACGGGGTATATTATGAAGGTTCGGTTCTCGTGCTGATAGCCGTCCCGTTATCGTACCCCAGTTACAGAACGTGGTATGAACCTCGTCCAATTCCTTATATGGCTCTAAATACGTGGTATGAAGTTTTCTAAGTGTTCTATACTGTCTAACATTCCCAGCAATGGGATGATTAATTTGGACTAGTGCCTCTTCCCCCCATGACTGCTTTCCCTTGGGCGTTTTGATTGGAGAGAAAATGCCTTGATTATTTAATACTTCTCCTACTTGTTGTGTACTATTAATATTGAATTCACCAACGACAGCAAAAATCTTATCTGCAATAACCTGTCGCCGTCCCTCAATCTTTTTCATAGTCTCGTGAATATACTTAGAATCTAGCGCGATTCCTATCTTTTCCATGTTCAACAAAACTTTAGTCAAAGCTATTTCCATCTGCCATACATCTTGTTGATTCGTCGTTAGAATCTTGTGTTTGGTATCCCAATAGAGTTGGCGTGTCCAATCGACATCAGCCTTACAATAGTCCCCTAGAATATCTGGAGGAGCCATCGAAAAATCTTTGTTCCATTTATTTGCCCGTAGGTATTTTTTCGTCTCAATGTCATAGGCGGCGGCTTGTTCGCCATACTGTCGTTTAAGCGTACTAGTCAAATCTAAATCTTTAACACTAGATGGTTCGGTCAATCGCACCATGACCAGCACATCAAGTAACTTGTGATCTATAATTTTAAGACCATCCTGCATTAGAAAATGGATATCAAATTTAACGTTGTATCCAATAAAGCTAGACGGTGACCAATTCAAAAACTCAATCAATTTACGATAATAGCTGGGATCAAGATTTCGACCTTGTTGATGGCGTACTGGGAAATAATAAGACGCTTGTGTTGTTACCGGGGATACACCGACCCCACAAATTTGATTCATTCCATATGGATTAAGACCATTAGTTTCTACATCTACTACTAATTCTTCATGCCCAAGTAGTGCATCTATTGCAATATCATATTTTTCTGGGGTGTCTACTATCATCTACTCTCCTTCTGGCTGGGGCTTTCAGGCTTATCCCCGTAGCAGGGTTTACCACGACTAGTCCTCACCCCCACGATAACCAATCGTGAGGCAGTAGTACCACCTCGACGGCTCACCTCCCCGCCGTCGAAACCTACCCACGTACCCTGTCTATGCATACTAAAAGAGGTTTCCCTGTTTCTCAACTGCCTTTGGTGTTGCGGCATTTAGGTCAACGGTTCCATTGTTGGAGTACTCTGGCACTCCTCCATAACGTTCTCGGAAGTAAACCTTGATATCAGGCAAGTCCGCAATTGCCGCAAGTTTATCGGCGGGTATTTCTGCATCTCGTGCAGTAGCTGAAAGACTATATGAGGTATCATACATACCTGATCCTGTACGTCTAACTCGTAAAACACCTTTAGTCAGACTACCCCAATCGTTATATATGTCAACCAATTGATTCCAAATGTAGTCGCTCCGACCAAATCCTAACGAAATGATGCGGAAATCGTCCACACTTTCCTTATACATCTTTTTACCTCCCGGCCCCGCTATCTCTTCCCACTCATCAACACGACGTTCCCCATGAAGAATCTCATGGACATATGTCCAAAAAGCAAACTTATGCGAAGGCCGATACTCGTCTGGAACCATACTCGTGTCAATGCCATCATCAGATAGGAGATTAATCCAGCGAGTTCCTGATTTGTATGTGTACAAATACAACTCATCAAGTTTGTTATCGCCCTCATCACCTGTTGCTACGGATGTAACAAATGCCTGATCACCGTCTTTAAACCATACTTCCTTACGAAGTTGCTGATCGGCAACGGGATTCCGTAATGCTTCTCTGGCTCCTTGAATTCGTGCTATACCGCTCATATATTCTACCTCCTAGTATTACCAATATGTTCTTGTTTCAATTACTTTTTGCAGAAGATTGACATCTCTTACTTCTTGTACATCTTTAAAACCTCCAATATTCGTTAGATGCGTTCTACTTACTTTACACCTATTTGAAAGGGTTGTCAAGGCATTTTGCATACCAATTTCTCCCGCCCTGTCATTATCTAGACATAAAACCAATTCGTTGGTAGGTAGCTGTAATAATAAATCTTCCTGATATTTTGACAGATTGGCTCCCAAAATTGATACTGCCGGGAATCCGTTTTGATCTAACCATATGGCATCTAAACTTCCTTCGGTTACACAAACAAATTCACATGGTTGTATCCTATATCCTCCGAAAAGAACACGAGATTTTCGTAGACCCTTAGAATAGAGATACTTAGGAGTCTGATCCAAACGTCGTGTAATAGTTCCTACTAAACGTTGCATTTGATCATAGACAGGAAGAACTAAATTCCCATCTATATCTGATCCACACTGCCACTCACTTAATATTGCGGATGTAAAATCTCTATCGAATATCCATGATGGAACTTTTGCAATATTATACTCTATTGGTATTTCTACCATTTCCTTTTCTGGTGCTTCCGTTACATATTCATCAAGAAAGGATAACGAATCATCTACTTCATAATTGATCAATAAAGATTCAATCTCTGAACGAGACATCTGAAGTAGTTTTTGAAGGAAGTACTCCATCGATCCTTGTCCACATCCCGCATGACAAATCCAAACACCTTTCTCCACATTAAGTGAACAGGAAGCCCTAGAATCATCATGGAACGGGCAGAGAATCGGAAACTCATCACGATCTAAGGGGACATCAATTCCGTTATCTAATAAGATGTGTGACCAATTTACTTGGCTTTGCGTAGAAATAATACCACCTCATGCATTTGTCCAGTATAAACATCACGCACTTTACCTTCTCGTATGTTTTTAACAGTTAACTTAATCGGGGGCAACTTAGAACCCCGTTTCTGTACTTCCTTAACCACCACTTTCTCCTCTAGACCCAAAAACTTTAGAGCATTCATTCTCTACCTCCTTAAAATATTGCTTCAATTTCTTCTATATTACCTGAGTCTACATTCCATGTCAAGGTTATAATATCAGAAGGCAACTCACCTTCCCGATACTTCTGAAATTGCAACATACGTTGTTGTTCACTACGTTCATCCTTAAATAATGAGATGGCGATATCAGATGCTCTAATCATGGCATCTCCAAAGGCTACTTGATCCGGGCGAGGTGGTGCATATAGATCAGAGGCATCTCGTGTGGCCTGTGTGGATACAACAAAAGGTGTGTTAGTTGTCGTAGCCAAACCCTTTAGACCGTAAAACAATGAATGGTTCTGTTCCCACATCGCCTTACCTTTGGATAGACTATTAACTAGATAGACACCATCAATAACGACCAACTCTGGATTATATTTCCGTACTACCCCGGCAATGCTATCAAGAGTGATTCCAATCTGTCCATCGATATGGTCACAGATCAACAGAGGTCTACCATCCAACTCCTGCAAAAACTTCTTATACTGCTGTTCATCAATTGGAAGCCCTGTTCGTAGGGCCGTATGTGAAAATGTATATCCCATATGATGAGACATCACTACATCAGCCCGGAGACTTATGGCCTCTTCAGGCATCTCTGTTGAAATGAGCAAGGTTTTGTGTCCATCAAGAACAGACTGTACTGCAATATCCACACATAACCAAGATTTTCCTACCGTAGGACGGGAGAAAATTGAAGCCAGTTCTCCTTTCATCCAACCCACACCTGTTCGATTGATCGACTTGAAAGGTGTTCGGATACCAATAATCTGTTCACCCATATTCCGACGATGGTTCTTCATTTTCCATTTATCAAATCTAAAGTTTGCATCCTTATTATATTGAATTATGTCATTGTCCCATACAACATCAAGATCATTCAATCCTGTCATGATCCGGGCCAATGCTTGTTTTGGTTTATCCGTCAACAAATCTCGATTCGCATTCAAGGTTCCAACAATATTCCGAAATAGAACTTGATTCTTAAATGTGTCCAATGCGTAGTCAAATTTTAATGTGCTAGCCGATTCATCCAATGCAGGATAGTTCTCACACAGAATTTGGGGTTCTGGATATGCCCGGTATTTATCATAATAGTTTGTAATAAACTGGAAGGCATCTCCATGCTTGGCGAAATCATTGGGCATGTACTTAAACTTACGTTGTGTTATTTCATCTAGTAGATTGAAAATTAATCCTGACTCTATAAATTCATAACTTTCCATTATCACCTCTTTCGGTTGAATATACTATTCTATTGCCTTTTCCATAAACGTATCCAATTTGATTATCACTAGTATTCTCTATAGCTTCTTCTTTTGCCTTTTCTATATCTTTAAACCTCCCAATTATATTTGTTGTACTAGAAATTTTATCCATTATAAATACGATATACTCTTCCTGTGGCTTTGTCAAGGGCTTTTTACGTCGTCGCAGACTCATATCAAAAACTTGACTTTATCTTGTAGGCCGTGACGAATTTTATACGCCGAATCTCCCAAATCTTGTGTTATTTCTTCCATTGTCAACCCCTCAATTCGCAATCTTAGAAAATCTTGTTCTATTGAATCTAGCTTAATCGATGATAATAATACATCAAATTCGATATCTTCCATCAATGTATTGTTTTTATCTTCTAACAACTCTTCATAATCAAAAGAATCCAATCCGTTGTATTTTTCATCCAAGCTAAAGGACTTTAATTGTCTCTCAGCCTTATAAATTAACGTTCTGATGGTATTAACCATTGCTGTATGCAAATATGTATGAAACAGAATACCTTTATCTTCATTAAAGCCTTGTGCCGCTTTGACAATTGCGATCCTGAGTTCTTGTGCAATGTCTGTCTTATCCATTCCAACTACAAATGTGTTTTGTAGCATCTTATTAATCTTAGGTTCCCACTGTTCTATTAACTCATTGTTTATGTCCATTTTCCCTCCTTGCTCTATAAAAACATGTTCTACCACAATAAATATTATTATAACCTCTTCGGTTACGATTTACAATCTCATATCGTTTCATTATGAACTTGAAACGGCAAAACGAACATGTTACAATGATGTTGTAGTACTCATATTGACACTTGCCGGGACAAACTTTTCCTCGTGTAGGAACAATTTTAGTACAGACAGGACAATAGATAACACGTTTGGCAAAGGGGGCGGCAGTTGGAAGGTCAGCTTTTTGTAATGTTGTATGTACATATTGCTTACTGACTCCCACACGTCTAGCAATATCGATAGGACGCATCAGAGGATTTCGTGTACGCAGTCGTACAATTCTATTCTTAGGTTTCATTACGCTTCTAGTGCGGCAATTCGGGCCTCTAGTTCTTTAATGGCTCCAATTAAAGGAGCAATGAATTCAGTATACGCCAACGTTCTAGCATTTATAGCAGTATACTCTTCGTCTGCCTCATTAAGTTTCGTAGTCGTTTCTGTTTCTGGAATAGTTAGTAATCCCACAGTAGTTTTATCAATACTTAATGAATCAAGAACAGTTTCTACTTCTTGAGCCACTAGTCCATAATGAATAGTGTCAGTATTACCTTCAGTTCGGTTAAATGTACGTGGTTGTAGGGCTTTAATCAAGGCTAATGAAGTTGTATTTGATAGGTCGGTAATACTTGTTTTTAATCTTTGATCTGATACCTCTTCAAAACTAGTTGCATATATATTGTTCCAATACCCGCTTGACGCACCACTGTTATAGGAATTTACAAATAATGCCCATCCCGTTTTCAGTGTTATTACTTGATTAGCATTATCCTGAAAGCTAACTGCTTTAAGTTGATTGGCATCAACGTTAATACTGGTGGAATGCGGATCGGCATGATCAGAATGGTCAAAAATAACTGTATTATTAGAAGGATCTGTTGTAATAGCAATATTAGTTCCACCAGTTAAAGTTATTGTATCTGTAGAATCATCCGCACTTACGGTATGCGTCGAAGATAGTCCAGTAACAGCGAAGTATTTAAATGAATCTGTATTGGCTTCCCCACCATGAGAGCCGTGAGAAGTTGCCGCATATCCACTATGACCATGACCACCACTTGTTCCTCCCGGTGTACCCCAATTTGTAGTATATGGCGAGTCCATCGTGCCAGAACCCCCCGATATTTTTAAGTATTCCCCAGCAGTTCCTGATTGATCAACAGGCGGTTTTACCCATCCTTCTGATCCTCCCCCATTTATTGCACCAACATTTGACAGTCGCATTGAATTAAAATTCATATTGAGTGTATCACCTGTATTTTGAATCCATGACAATGTTGTTTTTCCATTGTCTACCCGTGCTGGGGGGCTACCTACAAGAGCATCAATTTCATCTAAACGTAGCCCAATATAGTTTGCCCCTAATGCATTACCCAAAGTAGTACCGTATTTAAAACGTATTGCACTATTTGATAATGCTCCTGATGATGAAGTATCCGTACAGATACTTAATCCATCATCATCTAATATTATTGTTCCAGCACCAGCCATTGCTCTACCATCAGAAGCCGCAAGACTAAACATTATTGTAGACTCATTATATCCAAAGATGCCAGTATTGTGTAATAGAATTCTCGTACCATCAATATTATTAGTCGTAGCAGTCTCTGATAAAATACTATCGGCATTACTCGGATTTCCAGCACCACCAGCCTTTAGAATTATGGCTTGAGTTAGAATTCGTCCACCTGTAATATTTGTAAGAGCATTATTAATGGCCCCAGCATCATCTCTCAAATTCCAGCTATTTTTTCCTAAACCTGCCGCCACATAAATTTTGTGATCTCCTGTATGAATCCACGCATCTCCTTCCGCTAATGCGGACGGGGCAGTCTCTTCACCGGGAACACCAGCTTGTCTAAAAGTAGTTGTTTTAGTACTAGCTTTATTATCTGCCAGCACAGCCGCATCCGCGGCAGAGTCAGCTTTCGCTTCAGCATCAGCCAGAAGCGCGTCTAATAGTGCCTGCTTTGCATCATAATACCCTTTCCATCTGTTATCCCATATAGGAGTTCCTGAACCATCTGTATCAGTTCTAGTAATGGTGGTACTACGGGTCATTTGATGAACATTGAAAACGCCTTCTTGTGGATAAGGAGAAGAATGACCAGTTTGATGTTCAACTGCTAATGTAGTGTCTAAATACAAAATTAACGCATCATAAGCCGCAACATAAGCCGTTTTTGATACGCTTGCGGCATCTGCTTTGGCCTGAATATCAACGTATTCTCCTACTATAATATTCCATAAAAGCCTTCCCGTAAGTTTTTCATTGGGAGTTATTATACCATCATCTGCAATATCATCAAGTTCGTCCACTGCCGCAGTAGCCGTGGTTTGTGCAGTATCGGCTTTTGTTTCAGCATCTCCTGCAATAGCATTTAATAATGTTTGTTTTTCATCATAGTAATTCTTCCATGTAGTATTCCAAGCAGACCTAGTTGAAGAATAGGTGGTTAGAACGGTAGTAGCACTCATACTCCACATGTTCGCAAGTGTAGTGCCAAGATATAATACCAATGCATCATAATCAGCAACATACGCAGTAGACGCTATACCAGATGCTGATGCTTGAGCAACAATTCCAGTATATTCCCCTACTACAGCATCATATAATATCTTTATTCCAAGTTTTTCGTCGGGTGTAATTTTACCATCATCGGCAATATCATTAAGTTCACCTTGTGCTGTTAACGCATTAGCAACACCTGTATCTGCCCTTGCTCGTGCTAAACCAAGATCAAAATGCTCCCATTCTCCTGATGTAATTTCATTTGCACCTATAGATAAGGCTCTATAAAGTTTGTCATTATCACTAGAATTAATCCATAAATCTCCTATAGATATAGCTTCGGGAGGATTAGGCCCGTCCACAACAAATGTTTTAGCTTTAGTAACCGGGTCATATCCCGAAGAAAATGTAGTACCCGAATCAATAGACAGTTTATTTCCAGCAAGTGTGCCGCTAATATGGCCCGTACTCACCGATTCTGCTTGAATGGCGTTAGCCGTTATGGAATTAGCGGCAATATTATCAGCATTAACATTCCCAATTTTTGTACTGAATGTTTGAATTGCTACTAGTTGTCCTACAATGGCAGTATTTGAAGCATGAAACGTTGTTGAAACCGCCGCCATTGCCAATAATCCTCGATTATCTGTATTTGGTAGGCTATAATCTGTTGTCACC